AACAGGAGAAATGAGCGACTTGAGAGCAGCCCCCAAGACGCCCGCCGCAGAACCACCGCCCTGCATGGCTACTTCCATCTGACCGGCGATCTGAGTGCCCTGCTGGAGCGCGATGAGCACGGGATTCATGCCCATGGCTGCGGTGATACCGATATCCTGGAACTGTGCGGCAAGGCCCGACATGCTGCCGCCGAATCTCTGGTTCATGTTGGCGGCAAGGCGAGAAGCCGTAGCTTGCTCGCGAAGAGCGAGGGTGCTGGCGCGTATGGCTGTAGTCTGAATGTTTACACCCGCTGCCGCCTGTCGGCTTGACGACCCGACGCGAGCGACGCTACGTTCCACCTTCTCCGCGGCGGCGTTGATTTCCGCCATGGACCGCTTGACAGTCCTTGCGCCTTGTTGTGCGCCCGTCGGATTGATGCTTACTTCCAAAGTAGCCATCGGGGGAACCTTGCGATGTTCAGAATGATCGGGTGGACTGCGCTGCTTGCTTTTGCTTCCTTCCCTCCGGCCTTTGCCGAAAAGGGCTTCGATGCGATTGCCACGCAGGCATCCAGGTGTTGGAACCTGCCGCCCGCCATGCGCGGCGAGCCGGAAATCGTCTTCGACGTTCAGATTGATGCTTCGGGCACAGTGACCGACATCGCCGTAGTGTCCTACTCGCCGGGAGGCGAGGCTGGACGCGAAGCCGTCCTGTCGGCTTCGCGCGCCATAGAGCTTTGTGCGCCCTACGATGTGTCGGGGAAGCCCGGTCAGGTCAGGGTCAAGATGAGACTTGTCGAAAAGCCCCTCATCGACCCCTTTGGCCCTTTAGGTGATTGATCTTGGACACGGCCTTCTGCCGCTCTGTCTCAAGGTCAAGCCACTCGGCATCCATCGCCATGACCATCGTCATCAGGTCATGGCGGATGATCGGATCATCGAAGCCGCAGAGACCGCAATAGGCCGCGATCTCGCTTATCTGGATCGGCATGGCGCCGTTGAACGACATCTGCCGGGAGCTATGCAGCGTCCAGAAGGCGTTCCAGTAGAACACCAGCCGGCGCTCGATCACCGGGACAATATCGAGATCGTCGGCCTCCAGCCCTCGCTTCCTGCGCTGTTCCGCGATGAACTCGGCCCGCTTGGCGGCTAGGCCGTCTGTTCCGTATCTGAGCGCGCCGCGGACGGCGCTACGGAGTTTTTTGCGTCTTCCTCCGGGTCAACGGGGCGGAAATTGCGGCTGTCGGCCAAGTCCTGAAACAGCACAAGGGCGATTTTCTGGCACGCATCCGACATCATCAGATCGATGAAGTTCTGCCGCGACGGCTCGATAGGCTTGCCGCCCGATTTCAGCGTGGTCGACCATTCGATGACGCCGTGGTCGTAGACAAGGCCCAGGAAGCGCCTTTCGGCCTCTTCGTCCGACCCCTTCGATGACAGGCTTTGCCGGCGCTGCATCCAGTCGTGGTATACCTTGAAGGCAGCGGCCCACCGGGGATTGTCACGCGCATTGAGGGTGCGGCCGCGCACATGGATATCGCCCAAATGGGTGCCGTCCAGGCTCTCGACGGGATACTCGAAGTCAACGCCCTGATCGAGCGCTATAGCCTTGTCGACGGGCTTCCAGCCGTCAATCTGCATGGTGTTTCCTTTCGTCGGGATTTGGTGGGCGGGACGCCCGACACGCCCCGCCCGTAGGGCGCGCGCCTATTCCGCCTCGTCGGGAGAGGTCTTTTTCGCCGCCTTGGGCTTCTCGACCGGCTTTTCGATCAGGCCCTTGGCGGCAAGGAGGTCGGCGTAATCAGACGGGACCTTGACGGGGACGCACCGCTCGAAGCGCGTCTTCACGCCTCCAGGGTAGCCCGTGAAGGTTTCAAGCGGAGTGACGGTCTTCTGGCTCATCACGACACCGCCCGCGTGATCTCTATCGTCGCGCCAAAGGCGGGAGAGCCGGAACCGTCATAGATGGCCTGCCACTCGAACGATGCCATCACGTCCTGGTCATTCCCCGGCGTGTTGATCGTACCCGAGGACAGCTTCACCCTCGGCAGCGAGATCGTGTATTTCTTGCCGGCCGTGGAGCCGACCGTAAGGGAGAGCCCCACATCGTCATGGTCCTTGAAGGCGTTGTAGAGAGCCAGATCCTCGAAGTAGGCCTCTAGCGAGCCGGTCACGACGAAGCGGCCGGCGCCGATGCCGATCGGTCCCCGGCTGCCTATCGCGATGCGCTCGCGCAGATTGTTTTCGATGTTGATTTCCGCACTCATCAGCACCGGGCTGGGAGAGACGTTGGAAATCGACATCGAGCCGACATCAACCGATGCCGACATTACCGGATTGCTGTTGCCTGCTGCATAGGTGGCGCCAGACAGGGCAGCCGTGCCCGTGCTGTGCCCCATGCCGACCAGAGTCATGGAGCCGGTGATGATCTCGCGGGCTGTCATCGACAGGGACAGAGAGCCGACCTGGCAGCCGGTGTAGCGCAGAAACTGGTCCGTTGCCCCGGTCTCGAACGTCTTCTCGAACGCGAAGGACTTCGGCGTGATGCCGTTCTTGATCTTGTCGTTCGACCACGTGGAGAACAGCAGGCTTTCGATCAGGTCATCGAGCGTGCCATAGGAGAGTTCAAAGCCGATCTCGCCACCGACGCCGAACCCGACGTCGATCATGTCCGACACGTTGCGATCCGGGCGGATTTCCTCGGATGTAACGGTCGTCTTGTTGTAGTTCAGGCTCTCCGAAGTAAATCGCAGATTTTTCCACGAGGGCGAGGCCGGAATGTTGTTTTGCGTGCTCTCGGCCACATAGGCGAGGCGGGTGCTGGAGGTATCAGCCTTGGCCATGGTTCAGTCTCCTTAAGGCGGGCGGTCTGTGCGGGGGCGGTGGATGAGAAGGTTGGATCAACCGTGCGTTTCGTCACGCTGGAAAGCGAAGGACACCGGCAGCATGTAGAATGGAGGGTCTTCGACCGGAGGCAGGACTGACATCGTGCGGAACAGGATCGACCCCGACCGCCAGTTCGTGAAAATCGGGCGGATCAGGTCTGCAAGTTCCCGCGCCGCCTTGCTGCCCTGCCCCCCGGGGGTGAATATCTGTATCATCACGACGCCGGGATAGCGGACGATGTTCGATCCCGGCGATCCCATCGAAGCGTTGAATGCCTCTCCTTCGCGAATAGAGAGCCGTACAGAGCTTTCTCCGGTCGGAGGCTCAAATGCCTGCCCGTCCCATCCGACGGGCGTCCTGAGCGCCGCGGGTGAGCCTGTGAGCCACTGATCATAGAAGCGCTGCTCGATCGTGGCGCGGACATCGGCGTAGCTCATGCTCTTCCTTACTCCACGCGGTTGAACATCGCCTCGATCTCGGCCACGGTGACGCCCACCATTCCCTGAGGCGCCTGCTTTGACCAGCCGGTCTCCAACCGCCACGCATAGGGCAGCGAATTGGCGACCCAGATCACTTCCGGCTCCTCCATCCCCGTGATCACCGATGATCCTCGAGCAATGGTGGCGCCGCCGCTCGGATCGACGCCTTCCGTCACGGTGAGATCAGGTGAATTGAAGGAGACCATCCAGTTACCGCGGAATCTCCCGGTATCGACCGGCGATTTCAGGACGACACGGCTCAGGACCTCCATCCCGATCTTCTGCGTCACCTCAAGAAGCCGCCCTTCGACCTTCTCCCGGAATTCCTGGTCGAACTCGATGGCGAATTTCTTGGCGTTGGACATCAGCTCTTGATCACAGTGCAGGCGAAGAACGTGCCGGCACCGACGACATCACCGACATGCTTCACGGTGTAATCCGTCCCGCCGATCACGATCGGATCGTTTTCCTCGGGGACGACTGACAGGCCTTCGAGATAGACCAGAAGCTCGCCCGGCCCGGCGACGTAGCCCTGCAGGATGTCCTCGATCGGTGTCGAGGTGTCGAACAGAGCGCGGCCGGTGTAAGTCGTCTCTGTCGTCTCGTACTCGCCCGTGGCCGGGTTATATGCGCCCTGTGTCACGCGGGTCAGCGTGCACGCCTTGATAATGCCGTCCGTGAATTCAGCCGACACGGAATCGAATGCTTCCTTGGCGATGGCGGCGACTGTGGTCATCCCCGCACGAGCCTCCCCGTTCCGGATGTTGCCCCCGGCTGCCCGGTGGTGAGACCGCGTAACAGCCCTTCGATGGTGAGGAAGCGGTCACGGTCAGGAGCGCCGGAGAGATAGGTGGTCTGCGTCGAGACCGGGCCGGCCTTCACCGTCTTGCTTGCAATCGCATTGCCGCGTTCATAGCGCGGCAGGAGATCGACGCCATCAAGGGCGAGGAACGTCGCCTCGAATTCCGCTTCCTTGACCTGCCCGGGGATGACATTGGTGGGGATCTCGTACCCGTCTTCGTCAATCACGCCGGTCGTGAACGATGGCGTCAGGTAATTGGTCGGCAGATCGGCGTTGGAGGTACGCGGCCAGGCAAGGGCCTGATCCCGGTCGGTGCGGAATCCCTTCCACTTCCCCC